AGTGCCAGAACCGCTATGAGTTGTGGCGCCAGCAGAACCAGACGTTGAACCAGCAGAACCAGAAGTGTAAGAGCCGCTAGCGGATGTGGTAGTGTAAGTGCTGGATCCGGTTGCGTAAGTGGTTGAGCCGCCAGATGTTTCAGTCGAGCCAGCAGAACCAGAGGTCATAGAGCCGGTTGTGGATGTGGTAGTGTAAGTGCCAGAGCCGCTATGAGTTGTGGTGCCCGGGCCGGAATCGGTTGAGCCGGCGGAGCCCGTCACCACAGGGCCGGTGGCTGATACTGTGTATGAGCCGGCTGGGGTGGTCCAAGTCGTTGTCCCGTGTGAGCTAGATATTGAACCAGCAGACCCGGATGACATTGAGCCTGAAGCGGACACGGTATGATATGATGATCCACTGTGGGTTATATACCCTGGGCCTATCTCAGTCGAGCCAGCAGAACCAGAGGTCATAGAGCCGGTCGTGGATGTGGTAGTGTAGGTGCCGGCAGTAGTATGCACAGAAGCAGCGGCATAAAGTATGGACCATGGCGATGATATTGAACCAATATCATAAGCGTTTGCGGCATCGCGCAGAAGGGCGCCGGAGATCTCTATTTTCGAACCAGATATCGCGAATCTTTGAACTCCGTCAGTTCTTAATGCAATAAAATCATTATCAAAATCTATCTGTGTTTCATCAGAATCCGCTTCATAATTTATATCACCGAAGTGGCGCGGACCCTTAGAAGAATTATAAGCCATTCATTTTCCCTCCATCGTAAATAGTGCTATCATCGTTGTTAGGTTCCCTTTGTGCCGATGATCCACCAATTTGTTCCATCTGACTGCAGGGTTCTAGATGAATAGTTAACTTTTATTATTAGTTCTTCTTTAAAATCTATTGCTCCCTCGCTAACTTTGAGTTTTACCGGATGAGAGCGTAGGTTATACTTATCAGTGTTTGTTTTTTTAATATTTAAAATTCGGCCCCTATGATTGCATGCGGGCGGTAGCACTACAGTTATGGGATTTTTTTCTGCGTCACATAATATTGTATAGTCGTTATTTCTCACCTCATATATCTTGTCTCTTGTTCGATTTATATTTTTTGAGACGGCGCCGGCACAATTCAAAGAGCCTTCAATGTTTATATTTTCTGTATTTATTTTTCCATCGACTCTCAAAATAGAACTATCAACATCATAAGAAAACGAAGGGGAGGAGGCTAATCCAGCCGGGCCTTTAACTTGTATTTCATTTTTTAATCCTGAAGCATGTGATATTTTATTTTTAATATAATTGTCATATAAATTAGATAAAGTGGTGCTATTCACTGAGCCACGCGATATGTCCGAAACCAGCAAAACATCGTGGTCGCTCAGGTTTTGACCCTCTGTGTTGATTGGACTCGTCTTGACAAGATCTACTACTAGTTTGTTTGATTTTATTGATAAAGCGCTGTCTGTCCCTATCGAAACCGCCACGCCCTCTTCACTCACTTTGATGCCATCGCATGCTTTAAGTTGCAAGTGGCCGCGGATGTTGTTCAGACCTGGGCCGTGCTGTATATAATCTGCAGCAATCTTCCCCGAGAACCGATTTGCGGGCAAGTTTATCAGATCTTCTGCGGAACCGATAAACTTTTTAGCTCGTACTGCAGTGGTCGATAATTCTTGTCCGTTAAACAAAAGATTATAGTCGGCGATAGCGGTTGTGTCAGAACTTCGAAGCAGGACGGCGCCCGGAACGGTTCCTTTAATCTTTGTTATTGCTACGTCTTTCATAGTCGCGCAGGGGCTTTGAGAATCTGTGTCATAGAATATGCTGGCGCTGATGGTGCTCTTAAATACCTTTACCCCTTCTATCTCCTGATCTCCATATTGATCGACGGAGCCCTCGACCACACCTTTCAATACGTTATAAGCCATATTTTACCTCTTCTCCAATAAATAGCTTGTTTTTCTATTAACCTCCACAAAAAAGAGGATGCCTCCCAAAAGGGAGGCATCCAAGGTTTAAATACAAAGTATTCAAGCCATTTGGGGATATCTTAGGAGATCGCCCACTTGTCACTACCAAGATAGGTAAGTGTAATAGCACCATTATCGGATTGCATAAGAATTGATGTTTGACCATCAATTGTCTGTGAGCCGGCGCGAAGAACTGTAAGTGCATACGCACTAGCGTTTTGCGGAGCCTTGACTACAACCTTGTCACCTGCGTCTGGGCTTGCTGGACATGTCCAGGTGCGCACAGCCGAGAAGACTGCAGAAGAATAGTTAAACCCTTCAACCAGAGATGCAGCAGCATCACCGATGTTGTTCGGTGTTGGTGAAGCGTCAGAAGACAGAACACCATTGGTAGCGGTAATACCGGCACCAGCTATAGCAGCAACAAAATCAGCGATGCTTTCCTTCTTGGAAACATTACTGTCGTTGGCATCTACGATAGCAAAGCTATCATTAGCGACATCAACAACACCAGCAGATAGTTCGTCAAGGGAAAGAGCCAATTCACCGCTAGCGGCAATAATACCGACGCCTGCGATAGAAGCCGCATAATCGACCATTGACTCTCTTTTCATGAGGTTATCAGTTGCATCGAAGAAGTAGAGGCTGTCAGCAGCAACTGCAGCCGCAGCGTCACCGGCACCAGTCATGGTAACATCACCAGTCGCAGTTAGCGCAGTGAATGTACCAGCAGCAGCCGCGGCACCACCGATAACTAATGCATCAGCTGTACCACCATTGATGTCGACAGTTGTGACGATACCAAGATCGGCACAAGTACGACTAGCGGCCGTCCAGTTAGAGCCGAACGAGAAGCTAGAGCCATCGTCAGCGGTAACGCTATCAAGAGCAATAGAACCGACATTTGTGATGTTTCCATCAGAAACGCTTAGTGAGGTACCTACGACAGCAGTGAATGTACCAGCAGCTGCCGAAGCACCACCGATAACCACCGCATCAGCTGTACCGCCGTTGATGTCGACCGTTGTAATTGATCCAAGATCAGCAACAGTGCGACCAGCGTTGGTCCAGTTAGCATTGAAAGAGCTAATAGCCAATTGGCCTTGGTTAGTAAGACCATAAGCACCCATTTGTAGCGAACTACCAGTTATACCGGTAGAAGCTGACAGGCTTGTACCATTAACTTGTCCAGCGGCGCCGTAGATTACAGCTTTGCTATTAACAACTGTAGCCGCAACGGAAGTGTCGAGCAAGTTGAGTTCAGCAGCAGTTGATGTAACATCAGCAAGCTTTTGAAGATCGGCGGCCGAAAGGTCGTCGTTATCGAGATAGTTAAGCTCTGCAGCAGTAGCAGTTAGAGCAGCTAGTTTTGTGATATCGGCGGCCGTGAGAGCGTCGTTATCGAGATAGTTAAGTTCTGCTGCGGTAGCAGTAACTAAAGTACCATTGTAGTTGATTGCATCGAGGTACGCGGTACCATCAATATACAAGTCTTTCCATTTAGCACCGGAAACACCAAGGTCGAACGCGTCGTCGTTGCTTGGGGCCATAGTACCACTGAGGATTGCATCAGTCATTTGAAATTTATAAGCCATTTTTAAAAACCCTCCATATTATAAGTTTTAATTTGGTTTGTTTGGATAAGATAAAGCATAGCTATTCACCACCCTGCTAAAAGCAAGAGCAATGCCAAGCCCATCCGCTTATAAGTAGTGCATTTACATCTCTTGATCTCTAGCAAATAAAGTATTTATTCGTGCCGTTGCAATAAAGCGAGATCGCTGCATAGGGTGATTGTAAAAGTACTTGATTTTGGCCGTCGATAGTTTGTGATCCGGAGGCTAAAATAGTGATAAAATTAGTATTTGCTGCTCCACCCTCATCCTTTACAACATATGTTTGTCCGTTAGACACGGTGGCGGCATCCGGCAGCCGCAAGGAAATTGTACCACCAGTTGAATCAACCCCGATATAGTAGTCCGTGAGTGAGGCCGTGTATGTGGTGGCGATGCTTGTGCGGTTTAATTTTAGCCCGCAAGTCATCTTCAGGATATTACTTTGGAATAGTAAGTTTGCGGACCCAGTTAGATCATTGTCAGTATCATGTAATTGTAGTGAATAAACCGGTCCAGCAGCGGTGGCGCCGGCACTTGGCAAGTTTGTTATACCAGAACCGTCTCCATAAAGAAAAGACGCTGACAGGCCAACGCTGGCCGTTATAGCGCCGGCGACGTTTAGGACGTTGGATGTGCCATTAAATGTTAAGTTGCTCTCACAGGTTAGTGTGTTAGCATTTCCACCAACATTACTAAGCAAAGAGTTGTCAGTTGCATTTGCAACCCGGGGAACATTAATAATGTTAGACCCGTCAGATGTACTAAGGTTGCCAGATAATATATTTCCAACTATTAGATCACCAGGAATATATTCCTGTGCTGCTACTAAAGTCCCTGATACCGCATTATACGCCATTCACCGTGGTCTCCCAAATGTAATTAGAAGACAAACCAGTTGCTGCCATTGGAGTATAGACTGATTGCGGGGGCTGAACCAGTCAAAATATAGTATAACTCATTGTCTATTGTATAACCAACCGAGGCAGAGAGGGTTATCTTCCCTGCTACTCTACCTAAGTATTCATCTTTAACTATTAAGATACTACCGGATCCAAACTGTGAAGCACTGGGGATTAATATATTAGTATTGCTAGTGCTCGGAACACCAATTATATAATCGGATACTGATGCCGTGTATGAAGTGCCCGCAACTCTAGTATAGTTGCCGCCGAAGCCTTTCACAAACACTTGTTGAGAATAGGCACTAGCCGTCAGGATTGGTATACCGCTAGCATTCGCAACCACAAAACTACCTGTTCGGATATGAACATCGTCGTTGCTGTTACCAAAATTAGTCGAGCCAGTTGCGCCAATCTGAGTTATATTCTCAATGTGATAGCTACTAGCTGATATGGCGCCGGTAACGACAAGGGTGCCGGTAAGGTATAGGGTGTGCCCAGAGCGGCCAGCGACGGCGGAGCCTGTATAATACGTCAGATATGCAGATCCAGTGGTGGCGCCACCGGACTCAGTAATAAACTGGATCGAGTGTGCGGGGCCGGCCGACCCAGAACCGGTATTATTATCGCAACCTACATATGCCCAACCAAATGTTGCCATGGATCAGACCCCTGGCTCGCCGGCCCAATTCTCTCCACTATCTGTAGAAACTTTATCCGCAGATATAGCTGTAAGTCCCGCCACCACATCGACTGTGGCCGCATTGCCGTCGACGGCGCTTTTTATCCAAATAGCTGATACCTTTACCTCAAGTCGAGGGCTAGTTGTATTGGCTGCAACTGTAAAATAGTTTGATCCACTAGTGCCAGATGTGGAGAACCCAACCTTTACAGCATTTCCAGATGTATTGGTTATCACTATCCATCTAGTGACTTTCGGAAATGCTATTCTCGCGGCGGTGTTGGTTGATGTATTGCCCCCACTACACCATGGCTGGCCGCTCGATTGGAATGCCCCAACGTGGTTTAGGCCTGGTGATAAGTTCCAACTTCCCATTATATAACTCCTGTTTTAAACGTGATCATTGTAAATAGTCATCTTTTTGTTCTATTGCGCCTTTCTTTTGCTCTTAATCTCTTTCGTTCTTCACTTTTACGAAAGCGCTCTGCTTTTATTCTTTTTTCTTTTTTCTTAACGGATGGTTTTTTATAATGTCTTCGGTCTCTAACCTCTTCTACTATCTTTTCTTTTTTTACTTTCTTAAGAAATCGACGAATCATTCTTTCATGGTTGCCGCGGCACTCTTTTGCCTCCACACTCACATTGTTTTTTTTCATTTCATTGCATCCCACATTCTTGAGGCGCCTGGAATGAGGGTGCTAATATCTACTCCCGGGTCGTTGGGGGCTCCAAGCTCTACTGCACCAGAGGAATCACCTTCGTTGGTTGCTTCGCGGTTAGTGAGTGCCGAGGTACCCTCAAAGAGATTTACACCGTTATAGGCGTCGGTACCGATCGCATCCATCAGTTCTTTTCTTTTATTTAGATTTTTTTGACGATCGTTCGTTGTTTTCTTTTGAGACACTTTCTGGATAAGTGGCCGTGAGGGCTTTGAAGACACCCTTTGTTCTACAATAAGTGTATCTTGTAATCCTTTCGCTACCTCTGATACTACATTTGAAAGTATCCCTTCTTCTACGAGTGTCTCGTAAATACACTCTTTAACTATCGGTTTGATCAGGCTCTTTAATTCTTTCTTATTCATCTAAGGCCTCATTTAAAAGTTGTTCAATTTTATTTGCCTTAGCGGTCATGCGGGCTAGCCGTTCGCGGGCTTCTTTGATCATAAATGCTTCTGGTGTCGAGGGCTCTGATACAAAGTCAAAACAAATAAGTTGAAAGTCGTCCTGGACATATGTTTTTCCACCCTTGTTTTCCACCGATCCCATGCCTCGTGATGAAATCCCCAACTTAACGCCTGATTCTACCAAGGATTTAAGGACTTCTCCTGATGGGGTGTCGAGTACTTTTACTTTTCCCATCACGGCGTCACTATCCATCCAAATAGCTGTCACTAAGTGCGAGGCGTTCTTTAAATTGATTACTGAGTCGTCTGGGTGATCTAGTTCGCCGAGGGCGCGGTTGTCCCTAACTAACTTTTCATAGTTTTTTACTTCCCTGGCTAACACATTGTATGGATAAATTCTTCCATTTCCATTTTCTGTGTCTGCTTGTTGTAGTTTTCCCGTTAGAATCATACCGCCCGAAGTAACAAAGCGCTTTTCATCTTCTGTCAGGAGATCTTGACAAACACCACCCTCGCAGAGTTCATAATACTCTCGCAATAAAGTTTTGCTCATAGCTAAGAGCCTTTACAACAGCGGCGAACTGGCTGTAGCATCCACTTTGTTGTCCAAATGTCTGTGTTCATGTTTTATTCCTTCATCTCCAAAAACCATGTTGAAGATATATGATGTTCCTGATGACAACCACCCTAAAAGAAGGGCATTTATAATTGTTGTATCAAAATTAAATAGTTCTGTGTGTGGAGAAAGTAGCATTAAAAGCCAGCCTACATGAAATCCCATGCACATGGGACACTTAAATAGCTCTCCGATAGTTCCTTTTGTCGGCCTTATCTTGTTCAAAACTTTGCCGTATACAAGAATTTGTGTGAGCCCGTAGGCACACAATATGAATGTTAGTAATTCCATTTTATCCTTTTGTTAAAATCCCGTTCCCATACCTTGGGCCGCTAATTGATTAGTTAAGCAAGTCAGTGTTAGATTACTTGCACACTCGCCGGCTACCAGAGTAAGAGCAGTTTTAAGAGGGGTTCCTCCCTTATCCACTATTTTCTTGATGAGCGGTACATCCAGCAGGTTACCATTGGCTATCGTATTCATAGCTTCAAACTCTGATTGTTCAGCCTCCTGTTTGAAAAGTTCTTTTGCTTCATCATATAGTTTTCTCTGTTCTGGTGTAAAATCTTTCATTTTAATTCCGACCACTCCGGCACGCTCTTTAATTTTTTGTACATGTTCTTGTCGTTGTCTCTTCCGTCTTCTCTGGTGCCGGCGCGATTTTGAGCCGGGCACTTCGTGTAGCTGTTGGGCCAGCTCTTCCTCTTGCTCTTCGCCGGCATCGTTAGAGGCGTCAGCCAACACTGCAATGCTTTTTATAAAATCTTGAACAAGTTTAATTTGTTCTGCTGTGGGTTCTTCAGTAGTATCGGGGGCACCATCTCCGGTGGTTGTCGCGGCGGTTGGTACTGTACCACCAATTTCAGCTTCTGCGACATATGCGCTCCAATTTTCCATTATCAAATGCATGTCGGACATCGAGGACTCCTAGAGCGTATATAGATAATTTAGTGAGTAGGGGTCTCTTATAAAGCCTTTCTTCATAGAGCCCTTCTCAGTTGAGTGCGGTACTTCGCCAAGCTCGGTGGAGTCTGCTTTTTCTGGTTCTATCTTTTGATCGTCATCCATTGAAATTATCGCTTCGACCGATTCAAAATATGGTCGTTCTTCCTCAATAAAGGATGAGATATTTATTAATGCCAGCTTAGGAGCCAGAGATGTGTCTTCCTCTGACACTTCTAAACTCCCCTCTAAGGAGCCATAAAATGCACCAGCCTGGACAGACTCTAATATAATGATTCCTTTCTTATGTAGGTGAGCAAATAGTCTGTTCTGGGCGCCATACACTAAGTCAGTCATTGTGTCTTTAGGAAATAAGATGATTTTATTTTTTTTCGGGGATACAACGATGTCCATGTCGCCGTGATCGAAGATCATAAAATCCCCTGCCAAGCTTTTACGAATATCAAGTTCTAATACTACCTTTGATTCTTTAGCAGCATCACCGATCTTAATCGTTATTGACATTTGTGCTGATTTCCTTTACCAAGCTTTGGGTTCTTAAGATAGATAAAAGCTTTTCGTCATTGATAGTGCTTTCTTTTAGATTGTTTAGGTTGCCGATGAGCCTATTTGTTTTTTCAATCACTTCTGAATCTTCCGAGTTGGCAACAGTCAAGGATACGCTTAGTGCCTCCTTTAGCCTCGCCACCTCATCGTTTAAAAACACTTTGAGTTGGACCGCGTTATCTGAAAACGAAGAAACATAATATCCTAAAAGGTCTTTTTGTTCTTCTAAGAGCGAGTCATCGTATTTGTCATTGAACTTACTGACAAATGTTTTATAGACCATATTATCTATTTCTTTATCTTCCATATTTTTTGGTAATGGAGCCGTCATTACTTCTGCGACTTGGCTTTCCAACATTACCCTCTTCTTGGGTGTCACATCATTCGAAAAAATCTGAGCTATTGAGGCTAGAGTCTTGTAGTTCGGAACAAAGTTTCCAAATACCGAAGAGGATACGTCTTTGTTGATATCATTAATCAAGTCTGTTTGTTGTTTAAAAAGATCATCCGGGTCAATAAGTATTTTTTGATTTCTAGATTCCTTTATTATTTTTTCACACACAAATCGTTCTAAATTCTTACTCTCATATAAAGATCGATAACAATCTAGATCTTTCTTTAGACTCGTGTGTGTTCCAAAGTGTTTCTTTATAATATTGACTATAATATCTCGGCGGGAATGGTCTTCCTTTAAAATAGAAGCTGTTATTTCTCTGATAAGAGCTTCATATACAAATGCTGTATTTCGCTTTTTGTTGTATTTTGCTTTCATCTTTTTTAATTATCCTTTTTCTTGTTTTTATCATCTAGTTCGGTTATTAAACTTCGCACTGACTCGTTGACCAAAAATATCTTCTGTTCTTCAATGTTTTCTTCTAAACTATAAATAGGCTCTTGATGCTCTGGAATCCCGTAACCGAGTGTATTTAGCGGACCAAGGCCTGGAAATATATTTCTGTTTCCAGGGCTACTGCTGCCTTTACCGTGCTGTGAGGCCATGGATCTGCTGCGGGGTCCGGTTCCCTTTCTCTTATCGTTCTTCCCGTTTTTCGCGTGATACTTTTCTCCCCTTCCATAAGTCCGGACATTTCTAGAGCCGGGGGGGACTGCAAGTAGCGATGATTCATCTTCCGGTGCTGCGGCTGGGTCTGCGTCTGCCGCCGGCATTTCTTCTGGGCCCAAATCAAGTTCGGTGCCCATGGGGTCTCCTAATTCATCTCCCATGTCGCCGCCGAGCATACCTCCAGTTTCGCCGGCTGCAGCAGCCTCAGCAACTGCTTGAAGCGATGCGTCATGTTTGCGATCGAAATACATTTCTCTCTGGTTCCGCACGAATTCCTCGCCGGACATAGAAAAGATATTTTCTGTAACCCATCGGCGCGAGAAGTATCCTTCTGTGGCAGACGCGGCGATATCAAATTTCTGTTTCCAGTGTTCTAATTCTTGTAATTCTGCGATCTTGGAAGGATTGTTCAGAGATAATTTAAAGGCCAGTAGATCGTCCCCGCGGAACCCTAGGGTATAAAGATGAATGATTCCAATTTTTTCTAGCTCAGAAATAATAACTCTTTGTAATCTTTGAACAGTCCTTGCGAATCTAATATCCTTTTGTGCCAACGTTGTTTTATCTTCTCCACCTTCTTCACCCATGGTTAAATATGACTGAGGAATCTTTAGAGCGGAGAAGAGCTTGTCGCGCAGATACTTGATATCATCAATTTGGGTAATGTTCTGAGCACCTGCCAAAGTTTGGATATCTGTGGCTGACCCTGCTCGGATCGGAATAAAATAATCTTCTTCGATGCTCATTGGATTATATCTTAGATCGATGCGGCCATTCTCTGGATTGATTACTGAGTGCCTCTTTAATGATGTAACTGTTTTTTCCATAAACTGTTCCACATCTTGCGGCGGGATAGCCCCTACATCGATTTTAAATACACGACGCTCTGAAGATCGAATAACTCGATAAGCCATCATAGCATCTTCCATAAGAGTTAATTGGCGCCAAATGCGTCGGGCTGGCTCCAGAACCGATGTACCATACGGGGCGTGTTTGTCGTTACCCAAAATACGAAAGTGGGCCACTTGCCAATTTTCGAAGGTCATGCCGGCAGAGTTCCATTGATATTGGATGTAATTAGGGTTAGTAGAATCTTCTCCCTCTAACCTTTCTATCTCAGTACTCGGTAGTGCTATAATTGACTTAACTCCATATTTGTCGTCGACGTCTAAATACAAGAAAAAATCCCCGTATTTACACATAGTTCTTGCCCATCCGAATAAGTTATATTCTACATTTAGAATGTTGCTATATAGTATATTAAGGATCGCTTTAAGTTCTTCATTCGGACACTTGATGTTGAGCATTGGTCGCAGTTCAGAATATGTTGTCATTTCATCTGCGTAGATGTCCATGGAAGAAGCAATTTCTGGGGAGTATTCCATCTGGTCAAAATCAATGTAACGCTCTGTTCTTTTCTGATTAGCGATTGCATTTGTGGCTATCGTATCTAGCGGGTTATATACAGATTTTTTAAACTGCTGGCCAGATGCTGATTTGAATCTTGACGAAAACTTATCTAAATGTTGGCGTCTTATTCGCCGGCCAGACTGCGACCTATAGTTAATGATCGGTCCGGAGAATAATCTAGTTAATGCTTTAAATAACTTAGATTCTTTGTTTGCGGGATTTTTGCCGTAGTTAGCCATTTTGTTCTCACTTAATTATCCACTTATACTGTTCATATAAGTGTTTAGCTTCATTCATTTTATCAAAGATGCTATCTTTTTTGTAGCCCTCTTGACCTTTAATTTGTGTATTCATAGTAGTTTTTGTCATATATATTGCATCTAGAAACGCTTTTTGATAGTTCAACTCTCTAGCATTCACTTGAAGTGCTGTATCTCTCACCCAACAAGCAATTGCTAACGCCATAATTAAATCATCATGGTATCCTTTCATTGCTTGTGGGCGCCCGTTCTTCCAAATAAAAGTCTTCATCTCATTAATTAAACGAGAGGAATATACTTTAATTAGTTTATTTCTGATAAACTCTTCTAATTTTGCAATAATCAAGGGGCGCGTCTTCATAGAAGTTGTGAATCCGGGGACGGCGCTATTCATGTGCTCAGCTTGATATTGTTCGATGTACTCGTGTGTTGATTTAATAGAATGATAAACGTTGGGATATTGATACTCGTTAATTAACTTATCTAATACCGAGTATCCGATATTATTATTCTCGACCACAAGCATTGCTGTTCCAAACTCGCGGCCGACACTATTGAGCATATTAGCATACATATCGAGTGTTGGCTTTCCTTGATATTCTCCTATAACCTCTAACGTTTCAAGTTTTAGAATGTGAAATGTGGAAAAGTCGGCGCCGTCGCCCCTAGAGACATCAGCCACCATAAGATAATTACAGGTTGGATCGAACTCTTCCCATATCCAGAAATTACGATCGAACCCAGTTCGATATTTTGGCTCTTTTACCATCGTCAATAACCAACTCATCTCGTCTGGGTCAATAATTGTTTCGCCAGATGTATTGAAGTTACATTCAAGCTCTTGTGCAATCTGTCGTTTTGACATGTTCTTGGTTTCTTTCTTAAACCAAGCATCGTCTCTGTCCGGGTGGACATCCCATGACAATGATGTTAAATGAAAATTGTTTGCTCCAGCTTCGGAGTCAGTACAGGTTTTATGAAACCAGTTCCCAACACCGTTAGGCGTACTTAGTGCAATACATCGACCACCAGTTGATAGCGTGGGATATAGACCGGTCCATAGTTCGTCTAAGCCTTCGATGTGTGCGGCTTCGTCGAGAACCAGCAAAGACAGTGCCTCAGAACGGCCGGCATCACCGGATGTGGAGGTCGCCTTGATTGAAGAACCATTAGACAACTCAAACGAGGTTCTGTTATCCACACTGATAGTGGCGATCTTTAGCCAATCGGGCAGGTTGCGCATGATATTCTTGACTTTCTTTACAAGGTTTCCTGCTGTTGCGAACTTGGTTGCCATGACAAGGATAGCTTTATCACGATGGAAAAGCATCATCCAAACGATATAACCTGCAGTGATGGTCGATATACCTAACTGCCTGGCTTTTAGAATGACGTTAAACCGATAGTCGTTAAAATCTTTTAAGAGTTCATCTTGGAACTCATATGTATCAAACAAGATTAGCCCGTGAAGCGGGTGTGATATCCGTGCGTAAGTTTTTAGAAAATACGAAGGGTTTTTACCACATCTGAGTATTTCTTTAACGCGTTGTTTTTTATCTAATTGAAAGCTCATGCATCTTCATTTTCTGATTGCATATCCAATAATTCTTCTATCACGTCGTAGTGTATTTCTTTCATCATTTCTATGTCGCCTATGCCTTCATCCTCAATTAGTTTCCATAGCATCTGGTTTGCTTTCTCGGGGGTGGCTGACATTTTTGCTTCATTTGCTCTGCCGCCGGCGGCCCAAACTTTCTGTGCTATTTCTCTGCGTAACGGAACAAATCCTTCGCCGTACTCGTTACTCAAATCGTGGAAGAATCCCTCTTGTAAAACCTCGCGTATAAGATCTTGTAAGTCATTTATTTTAAACTCTGGGAAAAATCCTTTTACTTGGGCTTGCCCATCGGCGCCGCGGGTATATAAAGTGGGTGCGGCAGCATCCTCTTCAGCATCACTCATTTCAACGCCGGGAATCTTCTCAAAGACCGCTTGAAACAAGTCAGCTACTTCTTCTGGCGGCATGCCTTGGATTAAAGCAGCTAACTGATCCTTAAGATCTGGCCCAGAGTCATTTTGGAAACCACTATATTCGCTCTCTGGAGCATCATCATGTGGAATATCCAT